CTAGCACAACAGCTTAAGAATGAGTGTTGGGAGCTTGTGGGTATGAGTAGACAGCGTATGGGATCTGTGTCAGCTAGTGAGAGTGCTACAGGTGTAAACACAGCTGTGTCTCAGTCTTATTCTCAAACAGAACCATGGTTTGTTGCACATGAATATGTAATGGGTCAGCTCTATCAAGCAATCATTGATGCTGCTCTATACGTAGAATCTAAGAAGCCTCAGTCTACACTCAGCTACATCACTAGCGAGGGTGAATCAGCATTTGTATCTGTAAATGGTACAGACTTAAGATTCCGTGACTTGAAGGTATTCTTGACAAATCGTCCTGAAGATACACAAATGTTTAACGAGCTTCGTCAATTGGCTCAGCCTTTGATGCAGAATGGTGGAAGCTTGTACGATGTAATTGAGCTTTACAGCACTAAGTCTATGAGAGCTATGAAGAAAGTGTTCAAAGATCTGCGTGATAAACAGCAGGCCATGGAACAACAGAAGCTCCAGATTCAGCAACAGCAAGTTGAGCAACAGGGTCAAATTGCCCAGGCTCAGCTTCAACAAGCTCAAGTACAGAAAGAACAAGATATTGCTAATGATAATTATCAGAATGAGCTTGATCGCATCAATAAGAAAGAGATTGCCCTGATTGCTGCTGAAGCAAAGAACATGGGTCCTCTATCTGACGTGGATAAAACTGGAACTCCTGACGTATTGGAAATCAGCAAGTTAAACGCAGAACAAGAAAGAACGACTAAAGACTATCAGGCAAAGATGGCTGACCTTAGTACCAAGAATAGACTAGCTGCTGAGAAGATTGCTCTTGAAAGAGAGAAGTTACAAGTGGATCGTGAGAATCAGAGAAACGACTTAGCAATCGCTAGAGAAAATGCTAAGGGACGCTCTAAAAAACCTGAATAATGTTTGATAGGCTAATTGACTTAATAACTGGCTGGTTTGAACAGCTGCTTCCCTTCTTTATCGTTAGAGATTTTGAGGAAGCAGTTGTTCTACGCTTTGGTAAATTCCACAAGGTAGTTAAACCTGGCTTTCATTGGCGCATCCCATTTGTGGATGATCCTATGGAACAGCATGTTGTAGTTACAACATTGAGCCTATCCCCACAGAGTCTTTACACTAAAGACAAACAGAACATTGTTGTGAAGGGGTTGATCAAATACAAAATAGCTGATATTCAGACATTTATATTAGAAGTGTATGATGCTCAGGATGCTATATCAGATATGACACAATACATTATCAAGAACATCATCATGGACAAAACCTTAGATGAGTGTATAGATACTGAGATTGATAACATCCTCACGAAGAAAGCTAGAGTGGAGGCAAGAAAGTGGGGTGTTGAAATCCAACAAGTTACACTCACTGACATAGCTCCAATGCGTTCATACAGGATAATAAACGACACGGTGATAAACAAACTTGATTAGAGTAAATTAGATTAATGCTATATTATATACGAAAATGGTGTATATAGATGCATAACTCTTTGCTATTCAACAATCTCTGACTATTTTTACAAGCGTATAAACCAATTTAAACAAACTACATATGGCTGAAAACCTAGATACCCCGTCATTCGGTAACTTTAGTATTGAAAATACTATGGAGATGGGACCTGGAAGTACAGAACTTCTCAATGATCTTATGTCTCCTGAGACATCAACGGGTAACCCTGATGATATTCAGAAGATCGTAAAAACTGCTGAACCTCCTACTCCAGATCCAAAACCCGATGTTCCAAAAGGAAAAGAAGTTGTTCCTAAAGCAGATGGTGAAGAATTCACTGGTCAAGATCTCATATCAAGCTTCCTTGGTGATAACACTCAAGAAGATGAAGATGAAGAAGAGGCTGATCCTCAACCAGTTAAGAAGAAAGCTCCAACAACTGAAGCTAAACCTGCTGAAGAAAATAGTAACGAAGAAGGAGAGGGAGAAGGAGAAGAGCAAGTGAGTCAATTCACAGCTTTATCTCGTGACCTTTTCAAACTCGGTGTTTTCTCAAAGGATGATGATGATGAAGAAGATATAAGCATATCCACCCCTGAAGAGTTCTTAGAACGCTTCCAAAGTGAAAAGAAAAAGGGAGCTGTTGAGATGGTGCAAAACTTCATTGGTCAGTTTGGCGAGGATTATCAACAAGCGTTTGAGGCTGTATTTGTAAAAGGTGTTAACCCCAAAGATTACTTTGGTGCATATAATAATGTGATGAGCTTCTCTGAAATGGATCTTTCACAAGAGAACAATCAAGTGTCAGTAATCAAACAAGCATTAGCTGACCAAGGTTTTGAGCCTGAAGACATTGATACAGAAGTTGAAAGACTCAAAAACTACGGTGATTTAGAGAGCGTAGCTACAAAACATCACAAAGTGTTGGTTAAGAAGGAAGCCCAGAAACTTGCCCAAATGGAGCAAAAGGCTGAGGTGGAACTCCAACAAAAACAAGCAATTAAAAACCAATACATCCAGAATGTTCAGGGAGTCCTTCAAGACAAACTGAAATCTAAGGAATTTGATGGAATCCCCATCAACCCCAAGTTGGCAAACGAACTACAAGACTTCCTGCTGGTAGATAAATACAAGACAGCAAGCGGTGAGACACTCACTGATTTCGACAAAACCATCTTGGAATTGAAGAGACCTGAGAACCATGCAACAAAGGTGAAAGTTGCCCTCCTGCTTAAAATCCTAGAAAAAGATCCTACACTATCTACCATCCAAAGAACAGGCGTTTCAAAGAAATCGAACGAACTGTTTGGGGAAGTAGCTAGACAAGTGACTAAAACTAAGGCATCTAGCAGTGGTCAACCAGCCAAACAAAATTCATGGTTCATTTAAATTTTAATAAATAAAAGGATAACAAAATGGCAATTCAAACAATCCCAGGTCTAACTGGCTTCACGTATGCTCGTGTCGCATCAATGGACAAGCGTGCTGTGGGTAAGCTAACTGACGCTAACCACCTGGAGAGCTTTCACTCAACCGAGCCTGCTGATTACGATAAGAAAATCATCAGCCTCTACACACAGAGCTCTCTTTACAGCAATGACTTCCTTGACATGATCAACAAAAGCACGCCTTATTACATTGATAATAATAGCGATGCTTGGAAATGGCAAGTAGCTGTTCCCTACAAATTCCCTAAGATTATCGACATCCCTGCTTCTACAGCTGAGCTGAGCAAGCCTGGTATCGATGGTCAAGAGTTCCAATTGGTAATTGACACAAACGAGTTCTCTAAGAACGCAATCGTTTCTGTTGGTACTCGTCAATATGGTCCTCGTTTTTACGTTATTAAGGATCCAGTTCCTTGGAACATGGGCTTCCTTTACAGCTTCACACTTGTTACAGACAATCCAACTGTAGACTTCGTAAGCCCAACCTTCTTACAGGTAGGTATCGAACTTGAGTTGGTTGATGCTGCAATTGGTGAATTCGATCAAGACTTATTGGGTCTTCCTCGTTTGGGTGAGCAAATCACTATGTTTGAATCTTTAGGTTCTGCATATGGTTTCGAGCACAAAATCACTGAGTGGGCTGATGACAAAATGATGCGTGACTCTGCAGGTCGTCCTTTGGACATCCTTGTATATGCACCTCAGCGTCGTAACCAACTTCCTTTAACTCGTAACGATGTTAAATGGGAGCCATTTATTGAGTTCTGGATGCGTAAGTCTATGCTTGAATTAAAAGTTAAGCGTATGATTTGGTCTCGTCCTGGTACTGTTAAGACTAACGGTAGCAAGCAAGAACTTAAGCGTACATCTGCTGGTGTTTATCACAGAATGCGTAACAACGGTAACTTAGTTCAATACAACCGTGGAGAATTCACTGCAAACTTGATTCGTTCTGTGTTTGGTGACTTATTCTACAGACGTGTGGATGTTAAAGACCGTCGTGTTAAAATGTACACTAATGAGGCTGGATTTGACGTATTCCAACAAGCTTTGAAGACAGACGCTTTAAACAGTGGCTTGACTTTCATGGCTGATTCTGGAAACCGTTACATGCAGGGTGAAGGCCAGCATATCACTTACAACTTTGCATTCGATGCAATGGTTACTCGTGAAACTGGTCGTGTTGAGTTAATTCACTTGAAAGAACTTGACCTTCCTCAAACTAACCTTGAATTTGGTCAGAACAAGAAGAGCACACCTGTATTCATGGTGTTCGACGTATCTCCTATGTCTGATGGTTCATTGGTTAACAACATCCGTGAAGTACGTATGAAGGGTGCACCTTCTATGACTTGGGGTTATATCGATGGAACTCGCCACCACTTAGGCTTTGCTAAGTCTCAGGGTATGAGCTCTGCGAACAAATTCCCAGGATACGAAATCTGGATGAAAGACCGTTGTGATGTATTCATTGAAGACTTGTCTCGTACAGTTCTTATTGAAGAAATCCCACAATTCTAAGGAACCATTCTAAGGATTCTATCCTTAGACCCCTTATATCGAGAAGAGATTGCCCCCCACATCCCCGTGGGGGAGCTCTTCTCACTTACAGAGTGGTTGGACTGGGGTGTCTCCCAATCGCTATCCCTTCGGTGGGAATCACTCTGCAAAATAAACCAAATAAAATAAACTACATATGGGTAAGTTAGGTAAAATCTCAACTATTAAGAAGGAGTATAATAACTCACAACTTCAAACAATGCAAGGCGGTCTTTCACTTAAAGGCCTAACACGTATTCCTGGTACAGGGGTATTTAAGTATCCTTACAAGGAATTGGATGGACAGTACAGAACAGGACTTGATCCTAATGCTAGTTACATCCGCAGAATCTCTGATCCTCTTGAGAGAGAACTAGAGACTGAGCGTGTTACAGTTCTTAGAGACAAATTACAATCTGCATTGGGAGATGTTGACTTAGGTCCTCGTTCTAGTTTCTGGAACTATGGATTGTCTACATCAACAAGTGATACGCTGCATGTTCAGCCTGTAAAACTTCTAGATAGTGATAACTTCTTTGATCTTAACATTCCTTTTCAGGAATTAGCGTTTTCATGGCTTCGTGTTCATCCTACAATTGCAAGCTCATATCAAGCTTGGGAGCGTGGTGAATATCCTGCTGAAACTCAGTTCTACGTAGCTGATGATGAAATCGAGAATGCTGTTCTCTTCAAGAAGAAGCAAATGATTAACAAAGCTATTGTTAAGTTTGACAGCATGACTCCTGAAAGAAAAAGAAAAGTGGCACGTTTGTTGGGACTACCTGTAACTGATGATACTAAAGAGGAAGCAGTTTACAATCTTGTAGACAATGTTCTCAAACAAACCGAATTTAAAAACGGTAAGTATCAAGGGTTAAATCCTGTTGAAGTGTTCACTCGCTTCGCAGACATGAAGGATAACTTACTCCATATCAAAGACTTAGTGAAACAATCTCTTCTTCACTCAATATATAGATCTAAACCTAACGGTAAAATTTATGAAGGTGAGTTTGAAATAGCTAAGGATGAAGATGATTTAATTAAATTGCTTGTTGATGATGATAATCAAGACTTGCTCTTGACTCTCGAAGCTAAGCTAAAAACTAAGAAATTGGCTGCAGTATGATACCAGTAGATAGTTTATTATATAAGATAGACCAAAAACTAAATAAACTATCAACTAATATACACCAGCAAATTAACTTGGAAGATAAAATTCTGGCTCTCAATGAGGCCCAGATTAAGCTGATAAAACAAAAGGTTGATGGTTTTAGTGTGGTAAGTGGAATGGGACTCGATGCTTTTAAAAAGCGTTATGAGGACCTCCAAAGCTTGGTCATAACATATAACCATCAACCTCTTGACCTCACTATTAAGAACGCTGAACTAAATCAATGGTTTGCTGATCTGCACCTGCTTGTTCCTAAGTACATGTTCTATTTAGATGCATATGTACTGGCTGACAAAGGGGTGTGTAAGGATAGAAAGATCTGGATTAACAGAGACTTAGCTAAACATGGTGACCTTCAGTTCATTCTGAACAATACACATTATAGGCCGTCTTTTGAATACCAAGAGACTTTCAACTTCCTCTCGACAGACGAAATATCCATCTTCACAGATGGTACATTCACTCCGAGTAAGATATATATGTCTTACATGCGCTATCCTGTATACATTAACAAACAAGGATACATCATGTTAGATGGCCAACCATCAGTTGACCAAGACTGCGAACTTGAACTCTATCTAGAGGATGAGTTGTTAGACTTAACAGTACAAAACCTAGCAATGTACACAGAGAACGCTGCTGCTGTTCAAAGTGCACAGTTCAGGATACAGACAAACGAATAAATTTTTCAATCACCTAAAATAAAGCAAAATGGCTGATTTTTCATTAACTACGCTTTTCGTAGTTCCAGTAGGGCAAACTGCGCTCCCTAGTTCTGGATCTACGCAAAACTTGACAGCTGGACAGTTTGGTATTTTTAAATCCGACTACACTCTAGCTACAGCTGCAAACATTGCAGCGTCTCCCTATTTTTACATTGCGCAGGGCCGTACAAACACTTATCTGCAAGGCTCTAAGCGTTCAGATAAAATTAAAGGCTGTCCTTCAGGATCTGGTTGTAACAGCAATGTAACTGAGTGGTACAAAGTGGACGGTTGTCCTACTCCTCTCACTCAAATTACAGACGTTGTTAACTGGAACGCACAGTGTGGTGACATTATCACTGTAACACTTCGTGCTCACTCTAGCTACCTTGACACATTGTACTTCAACGGTTTTACTCGTTCAGTAACTGTAAACGCACCTTGTTGTGATTGCGGTGGTGATCCTTGTACTAGCGTTAATGTACCTGCTTTGATCGATGATGTGATTTATCACTTCAATCTTCAAGCTCCTGGTAACAACCCTGACAACATCACTTTCTCTGACTTCTATCAGTTCCAGAGAATTGGTAACGACCAAAACGCATTCTTGCGTATCACTGGTAAGCCTCTTACCAAATATGGTCAGCCTTGTGATGTGGCAGCATTTCCTTTCGAGTATGACAGAATGTGGTTCCGTACATTCGTATTTAGCGGACCTGCAACCACAGCTGACTTCATTGTAGCTGATCCTTGTAACACTGTTGCTGATCCTGTTGTAGTACAGCGTTCTTCTTACGCTTCTGGTACTTCTGCAGAGATTGCACAATTAGAGAAAAACTTCTACAGCTACCAAGCTGGTTACTTGAAGCATCTCTACAGGATGAACGGTTACAATGAGAACTTTGAAAGCTGGGTGAGTGATGGTACTACATATACCACTTACTACATCAAGTTTAATGAGTTCGACAAGTCTGCTTATCAGTGGGGCGATTATATCTATGAAGACAGCACTGTAATCATTGCTCTTCAAAAGGATAGCGCTATGGAAACCGCTGTAGAAGCAGTTCTTGTGGCAGGTCTTGGTGCAGTTGTTGCTCAGAATGGTGCGTGTGTAACTACCACTTCTACAACAACCACTGTATGGCCTTCTACTACTACAACATCAACCTTGATTCCGTAATAGTAGGCAAGTAACATAGATTATATAACCTAAGCCAGAGGTGAGAGGATACTACTCAATCCTCTGGCTTATTTATTTAAAGCAACATGGCAGATTTAAAACTAGACATATTAGTAATTCCTACGTACAATGTAGAAACACTTGGAGTTGCTGATGCATCTGTATATCCAACTAATCCACCTGTTGTTTCTGGTGCTACAATTGAAATTACTGTTCCTGGATTTGGAACATTTATTAAACCATTCAGCGTTAACGACTTTAACATATTTACAACATCAAACTTAGGTATAACCCCACCAGGTATAGATCAACCTCTACCTGATGGGGTTTATCGTTTAAAATACTCTGTAGCTCCTGCATACTTGAACTTCGTAGAGAAGTCAATTGTGCGTGTTGAACAGTTACAGGAGAAGTTTGATGGCGCGTTTATGAAGCTTGATATGATGGAATGTGATAGAGCTATTAAGACACAAGCAAAGGTGGACTTAAACTCTATATACTTCTTCATGCAGGGGTCTATTGCCGCTGCTAACAATTGTGCTGAGATTGAAGCAACAAGATTATACACCCAGGCAGACATGATGTTGAACAATTTTATAAAGAACAATTGTGGATGCTCTGGAACCAACTACGTAATAAATTTCTACTAATATGGCTATGTGTAAAAAATGTGGAGCTAAGGTTGGATGTGGATGTCAATTGATTAACGGTCTTTGTGCAGCATGTAATGGTGCTGTAAAACAAGGAAGAAAACTTATAGGAAATGTTATCACCCAGGCTCACAAATTGTCCAGAGTGCGCTAGTATACCAGTATTAATTGCTGATATAGATTGTAAACTAGCTTCTCTTGCAAACAATTTGTATAATAATGTTGTGTTTATGTTGAACCAGCCTGTGCCTGGAGGGGTGATGCTGGACCTCATAAACTACAGAAGAATACTTGCATACAAGTATTGTAACCCCGATTATGCTGCTCCATTCACAGTGAATATGATTGCGAGTAGAGTAAAACTTTTAAAATATAAATAAATGTCTAACATTTGTTCAAATTGCTATAATGGTTGTGTAGAAACAACATCTGATCAATGTGTAAGATATACAGGTGTAGATGTTCCTGTTTTGGGAATCCAAACAGGAGACTCTCTTTCGTATGTTGAACAAGCATTGATTACATTTCTCACATCCACTCTTGATGGAAATGGTATAGTGTTAACTATCAATCCTCAAGTCATTTGTCAGATTGTAAATAAGAATCTTGTATCGTGTGAAGGTCTTGATCTTCCAAATGTCGTTACTGCAATTATCAAAGCTGTTTGTGAGCTTGATACCAGACTAACCACTTTAGAAGGAAAGTTTAATACATTAGAAGGACCTTATACAATAGGTTGTCTTACTGGTGTAACATCAACCTCTGGAACACATGCGATTCTGCAAGCTGTTATTACAAAGCTTTGTGCTGTAGAGGTTACTCTAAATGCTCTTGCTCTTAACGTAAGTACAAACTATGTTAAGCTTTCTGATCTTAACTCTCTGATTGCAGCCTATATAGCTAGCGCTGGAACTAGCACTAAGTTTTTCAACCGTATGGTTCCTTATGCTGTTGTAGAATACTACGGTAGTCTCACAGGTAAGTTTGATGGTACAGGTGCTGGTATTGCTGGAACTGATTGGGAGAAAATCTACCTCTGTAATGGTAACAATGGCACTCCTGATAAAAGAGGACGTGTACCAGTTGGTGCTACAACAGGTATGGGTGGAGGAGCTTTCAATCCTGCAGTGGATCCTGGTGTAGCTGGTAATCCTGCTTATGCCTTATTAGGAACTGCTGGTTCTAACACGGTAACTCTTTCACCTACAGAGATTCCTGCTCACTCTCACACAGCTACAGCAACTGTAACTGATCCTGGACACTTGCATACAATTTCATATGCCCATGGAGAAGCTGATCAGAATGAGCCTGGTGCATATGGTGATCTTATGGATATGAATGGTACAAAGAGCTCGTCTACTAGCACGAACACAGCAGTTACAGGAGTTTCTGTAGCAGTCAGTGTTGGTTCTACAGGAGGCGGATTAGCCCATAATAACTACCAGCCTGGTCTGGGATGTTACTACATTATGTACATTCCTTAATGTAAAGAATAGATGTCTAAACAAAACTGTGATCCTTGTAACCCTGAACTAACTAGTTCTAACAACGTAAAGTATGATGGACCTAATCTCCCATGTACAGCTGTACATACGTGTGACTCGCTCACTGTAGCTCTACAAAAGATAGACGAGAGAGTTTGTAAACTAGGAGGTAGTTCTGGTACTAGTGGTACTAGTGGAACTTCTGGTTCCAGTGGTACATCTGGTATAAATGGAACATCAGGCTCGTCTGGAAGCAGCGGGTCTAGTGGTTCTAGTAGTACGTCAGGTACTTCTGGAACTACTGGTACGTCTGGTAGTTCAGGAACCAGGGGGACTAGCGGTAGCTCAGGTTCTTCAGGGAGCTCTGGAACTACTGGTACAGGAGGATCATCTGGAAGTAGTGGTACGTCTGCTACTTCTGGCACATCAGGTACAAGTGCTACAAGCGGCAGTAGTGGTACAACAGGCACAAGCGGTACCAGTGGTAGTACAGGTACCTCAGGGACCAGTGGGACATCTGGTACATCTGCTACTTCTGGTAGCAGTGGTACAACAGGTACAAGTGGAATAAATGGTACATCTGGTAGCTCTGGAAGCAGCGGAAGCAGTGGAACGAGTGGAACGAGTGCAACAAGTGGAAGCAGTGGTACGACAGGTACTTCTGGTACTTCTGGTATTGAAGGTACATCTGGTACGAGTGGTTCAAGTGGAACAACTGGAACATCTGGTACAGCTGGTACAAGTGGTACAGGAGGTACATCAGGCACAAGTGGTGTAGATGGTAATTCTGGATCTAGTGGTACGAGTGGTAGTACAGGCACTAGTGGTAGCAGTGGTAGCAGTGGTACATCTTCTACGAGTGGAACTTCTGGTACAACTGGCACCAGTGGAAGTAGTGGTACCTCAGGAACATCTGCTACGTCTGGTACATCTGGACTTAGTGGCGATAGATATGCTACAACTTCTTCTTCAACTTATACATTACAAGCTCCTGGTGGAACAGGTACAATCACTGTAGGTACAGGATTGTCTTATTCCCTAGGACAGTCTATTATTATAACATATTCTCTAGATGCCTTTAAACATAACGAGGCAATCATTACAGCTTACAACCCTGGCACAGGTAGTTTAAGCTTCCAGGTAACAGGACAAACTGGTACAGGCACTTATTCATCTTGGGAAGTGAATCTTGACGGTGCTACGGGAGGAGATGGATCACACGGTACATCAGGAACTACGGGCACCAGTGGAACATCAGGCACAAGTGGCACTAGCGCTACAAGTGGCTCATCTGGCTCATCTGGAACTACAGGAACCAGTGGTAGCTCAGGAACATCTGGAACAACAGGTATAGATGGTACTTCTGGTACATCAGGAATTGATGGTACGAGTGGAAGTAGTGGTACAAGCGCAACCAGTGGCACAAGTGGCACAACAGGAACTAGTGGAACTACAGGAACATCTGGATCTTCTGGAAGTTCTGGTTCTTCAGGAACTAGTGGAAGTAGCGGATCAAGTGGATCAAGCGGCACAAGTGCTGTTAATGGCACTAGTGGCAGTAGTGGATCTAGTGGAAGCAGTGGAACTAATGGAACAGGAGGCACCTCTGGTACTTCTGGTAGT